CCTCACCCTCAACGCGCCCAATTGCCCCCATAGGGGGTGCCTAGCGTCAATTTAGGGGGGGGGGCACTGCTAGGGCCTACTAGGGCGCACCAGCGGGCCTCAGCGGCTCTCTGCGCTGCGTTGGGGCTATCGCTAGTGCTACCCTATGGCTATCTCTGTGCGTGGCACTACGTGGCTCCTGTGCGCTCTACGTGGCACTAGGGATAGCCCTATGCGCTCTCTGTGGGCCGTAGGGGTGCGCTCTGCCTTGCTTATTTTGCGGGGCCATAGTACGTGCCTAGTGGGCCTGCCTAGTGCCTGTCCAGTGGGCCATAGTGGGGCCATAGGGTATGCCTAGTGCTATCCCTAGTGCGTACTGGGCTATCCACTGGCTATCTCTAGTGCTTTACATTGTGCCGATTCTATGCTACGCTGCGCGCTCCCCACTAGGGCGCACATCCACTATCCCGCGCTATCCGTTTGCTATCCCTTCCCTCTTACTTTCATTCGAAAGCTAATACGAAATGATGTTACAGGAGTAGGAGGGTTTTAGGGCACTATACATACTACTACTCACTATGCACTCACTAGGTACTCACTAGTATGTCCCTGTGCCTACGCAGTAGGCTGACATACCTACATAGTCACCGCATCACTCCGTGCCCTTTCACTTCGTACGGGCACTCTGTGCTGCTCTATGCAGTATTAGGTAGTATTGGCTAGTATTGGTTCGTAGTGGCTAGCAGTGGCTACAGCTAGTGCCAGCATAGAGCTATCCCTAGTATGGCTCTAAGTATTTGCCCTGCTTACCCTTTTTGCTCTCAGTGATAAATATTTATAAAAAGTGCTTGCTTCTTTTGGTTCAACGGGGCTATAGTTCAATCACCGGGAGGCACTGGCGAATAGCTAGGCTGAACGGGGCAGAGTCGGGAGATTCAGCCGGATTAAAGCTAGATGGTGCGAAGGGTTAGATACTCTAATAAAAAGAGTTGACACCGCGAAGAACATAAGCTAGATTGAATCCCGAAGTAAGCAGTAAGGTAGTAAGAAATAAACGCTTGACAAGTTCTGATTCACTGAGTAACTTAGATAGCAAGCAGTAAGCTGGTTTGCGGGGAGGCCCAGTACCTTGACTGGTACGTTGACGACCCACCCCTAGACAATCAGCAGTAGTGAAGATGTAACGTCAAGAGCTGAGACGACAAACGGCTGGGGCGCTGAGGCGCTGCCCCATAAAAGAATAGCGCCGAGAGGTTGAGTCCCTTCCACGGTTGTGCAGTGGGTCGTACTCACAGGTTAGCAGTCCTGAGCCGATAAGTGCAAAGGCAGTCGCTCCCGTATCCAGTGAGCGCGGCAAATACTGCTGGTATCCTAGCAACCACGGAGCTAGGGGCGTTTGAGTTAGGTTCTAGGCGGGCAAGTACATTCCGCCAGAATCTAACCCGTCAAACGTTATAAGGAGCACTATAATGAAATACAAAGATAAATTGAAACAACAATTCGAGGGGCTTGAGAAGTTATCAGGCCCCGAGTTGAGAAAGCGCCGGGACGCATTGAACCGCGCCGGGTATATGCGGACTAAGCAATCCGCCACGTTCAGTACGAATGTACGCGGCAATACTAAGACCAAGGGCAGCAGTAAAGAGCCCAAAGGTTGGTACACTGCTGGGCAGTTCGGACGTTAATTACAGCCTATAGCATCCTATGGGGTGCTATGTGAAGTAATTACCTAAACAACCAATCAACGAGGTGCATTATGACCCATTCAACTGGTAAAGTATTCAAGCTCACCGCTGCGGGCAGCATTCGCAAAGCGCTTGGCGACGTAGTAGAAGCAAAGCGTAACATCACTATCAGCGCTCTGTTTCACGGCCTGATTAGCAGCAATGTTTCCTGGGCTACGGATATGCAGCGCAGCGACGCCGCGGACTTTGATATGGTGTTGCGTACGCTGTTGCCTATCAAGTTCAACAAGGAGTCCGGCAAGTACGAATTCAATGCTAAGAAGTGCTATGCGTCTGCTGAGAAGCTGGGCACCGAACTGGACAGTATGCGTCTGGACTATAAACAAGCTGACAAGCAGGGCCGCGAAGTGATTGTAGCCAGCTTCTATAGCTCCTGTATGGCCCTGTACGCCGCCGAAGCAGAGCAGGTGAAGAATGACGCACTTGATGCCGATGCAGTGCGCCTGCAAGCGCTGGGGCGCGTTAAAAACGCCATCAAGAAGGCCAAAGAGACTGGCGTAAGCGACGCAGACCTCGTGTCTATGCTGGTATCGCAGGGCGTGGATGTACGCGCTGTACTGGACGCAACTTTGAAGGCGGCGGCATGATTTATAAAGTCCCGGTTATCAAGTGGTGGGCCTTGTGCCCTGCGGCCAACGATGCCGACGCCTTCGATATCCCTATGCGGGCAATCGCTCAAAAATGGGTGTACGAGGGATTGGGTGAGTATCTCTAGTAGCAAGCCTATAGCGTCCTACGGGGCGCTATGTGAATGCAACTAGCGTATGAGGTTTCATATGAAAGCGATATTGGTTTATCCGGGCCATGAACTCTGGCCCGTGTGGTGCAATCGGGTATACGCAGAATACAACTACACTGTGGTCATATTCTCTGACAAAGACACTAATCAGGAATCCCCTTTAGAATTTGTGGATACCTACACCGAAATGGCTTCCCGCACTGTGCTGGACGCCGTGAATCTTGGCATTATCAACGACTGGAGACAACTATATGGTTAATGTATTCAACATCATTGTGACCAGCGCTATGCTGGTGCTGGGCAACGACGTAAACAACCCGGTGCCCTATTGCACAGTGCAGTTGCAGCAACCCGCAACGCAAGAACCGCAGCCGCGTCCAGCGTATGACCTATTCGAAGACCCCGAGGGCGGTTGTAAAGAGCTGGGCGCGCGTATCCTTGCCGCGGTGCAAGAGCAATACCCGGACGCCGCTGTAACGCTCACGGTGGACGGTAAGAGCAACAACGATATTTGAGGGCAGGATCTATGAAAGTATTAAAATTCATGCGTAAAGCGGAAGCATTACGTATTGCGGATGCAAATCCCGGCGCTATCAAGTACCCGTATTGCACTGGCAAATACAAGCCAGTGCCTGCGAGATACCTGGGCGAAGAGGTCGAGGTTTCCGATGATGTAGTAGCTGTGTACGCAGAGCGCCGGTACGATAGTTTCGGGCCGTACACTAAACTCATGTGCGTGCGCCTTGTCGATGAGGGTGTGGCATGAGGGCTTATGGAAAGAATCCTGAAACGCTGCTGATGCGTAAGCAGCAATCAACAATCGAAGGGCTGGCGCGGGAGTACAGCGCGAAGGCAGCGCTGCGCCAGCACTATGAGAAACAAGCAAAGCGCCTGGGTATGACCCTGCGCGGCTACTGCCAACGGTTTAACGTGCGGGGTGTGGTATGAAGTACGACGTGTACCTAGAGACCTATAGCGGTCTGTATTATCTCATCCCTGTGGAGGGGGCAATTAATGAGCGTCGCATACTTTTAACCACTGCGGGATTGGTGCGGAGCAGTTACCGAGCAGGTGACGTTATCACCTCTCCGGCTTTTGTATTGGTGGCACGAAACTGCGTGCCTAAGAGAAGCCTATGCTCACAGTAGACGAAACCGCGCTGCTGTGCTGGAAGCTGCTGGAAACACAAGGCAAGTGCGGGTGCCCGTGGGAAACATTCAAAGAGGTTCCAGATGAACTCAAGCAAATCATACCGGTCGAGCGTAGACTCCTCCGAGTTCGTAGGCAGGACTCTACGGTGGTACTCACCACGTACCGTGAGTATACAGAGTCTGCCGCGCGGCAGTTGCAAGACCACATCGAATTTGATGTGGTCGCGGCGCTGCTACGGCACGGATATCGTGGAGCCTATACTAGATTTAGGGCGGCTGTGCGCTCATATTATAAGCAACGACAACTCGCTGCGTGGTATGCACGCTGAGCTATTAATACACGACGCAATACAATTAACTCAGGAGCAAATGAAAATGCAAGAGAATAACACAGCACCTATCGAATGGGAAGTAGTTTTACCGGAAGGTGCAAACGCACTGCCGATGAAAGAGTCAATGTATTCCAGCGGTGATTACTGGACCCCGTTCCAGGACTTGAAAATGCAAGGTTATGACCACCCACACACTGAGGGCGCACTGCAGGCTCTTATGGGCCTCCTCAAAGTCGGTGCAAACACCCCTGGCTTAGAGGTCACTATAGGCGGAGCACTTCATCCGAAATATCGTGACATATACAAGGCTGCCGGTCCGTTGCAAAATGTGGACTTGTACCATTCCGGAACTTTCTGGGAACTACTTACCCCGGCGCGGATCACTATCGACAACAAGTTCTGGGAACGTCGCCGCGACTTCTATGAGGACGGAGATGTAGTGGTTGAGCGCGTGGTTGCGTGCGTGGAAGCATTCACCGGCTACAAGGTGCACAAGCAAGCCCTGCAGTTATTCGAACGCATTATGCTTGCACCAGAAGATAATCAGCGCCGGGTGTATACTGGGTACGATTACGGCAGCCACATCCGAGACGTGCACGCCGCGGCGCTGCTCATGAAGTTGCACGGCTTCGTAGTGTCTAGATTCGCTGTGCCTTTGGGCTTTGGTTTCCGCAACGGCGAACCTATCGTGATGCTGGGGCAGCCGCGCATGCACAAGGACTTCGCTGCAGTTACTGAGTACCGCTGCGTGGAGATGCGCGTAGGTAAGTGGCTCGCTAACTACTACGGCAATGGCGTAGACTTCCGCGATGCTATCGAAGACCTCAAGGCTATGAACGTAGACCCTACGACGTACCTGTGCAAGACCGAGCAGGAATGGTATGACGCATATGAGAGCGGCCCAAGTAGCTGCATGAGCGGGTACTGCTTTGAGAGTAGCCCTGGGCGGACGTATGCCACCACCAGCCACGGGCTGCCGGATAATGGGCTGCGCCTGTTCATCCAGTACACCGGGGAACTGTTCGGCAACGACTTCGAAGTACAGGCACGAGCAATCGTTAACACCGAAACTAACGAGTACGTCCGTGCTTACGGCAACGCTGCTGATGCAATCCTGCGAGGGCATGGGTACACCAGAAACACTGGCTGTTTGGAAGGTGTACTGCTGGCGCGTATACCGCACCCTACCTATACCGGCGCGGTGCTGATGCCGTACCTAGATAGCAGCCAGCGCGGCGTAGATGAGTATGGGGAGGATGCCTTTGTAATCCGTAATGCTTATGAGTACGAGGCGCAAGACTCAGAAGGATACATCTACGTAGGCACTGAGTCTGCTCGGTGCTGTTGCTGTGAATGTCGCTACTCTGTAGATGACATGCAGGAGACCGCAGATGGGGATATGGCCTGTGCTGGCTGCGTCGAAGAGGGGGACTTTGTATATGCAGTTGGCCGAGAAGGGCTGTATAGTCGCTGGAACTGCACCTGGTCTGATTACCACGATGCTTACGTATACGACGAGGACATAGAGAGCTGCGCAGTAGAGGGTGTAGTGCACGACCAGGAAGAGCTGGTGTTTGCACAGGACCGGCAGGTGCTTATTGAGCACGCAGAAGAGCACCCAGTGCACGGGTTAATTCTCACTGAGCATGCAGCTGATTGCTTGGGAGAGAAGTACCTGGGCAACGACGACGAAGAAGAAGTAGAGGAGGCAGCTTAATGTTCTTGAATCCGCACGGGATTGATATGCATCTGCTCTTGCAGATACTGCAAACGCACCGGCCTAGCTGGGCGAGTACCGAGTGGTTCGAGCCGCTGCTCGAATGGGCGCTTGGCAGCGATACGCGCTACGTAAAGGACGAGCACGGGAACTACTTCGTGCTGGTGGGGGACTCAGAGCAAAGCGACGTAGCGTTTACGTCGCACCTCGACACGGTGGCACGCCCCGGTAGTGCCGCCCCAGATGTTGGTTGCACTAACAAAGGCGTACTGTTCGTAAAGAATCCGCAGCAGGCTGACTGTTTGGGCGCGGACTGCGGTGCCGGTATCTACCTGATGCTGGAGATGCTGCGTCGGGGTGTGCATGGACGCTACTGCTTCTTCGTGGATGAGGAGGTAGGTTGCGAGGGTAGCGCTGCATCGGTCAAGGATGACTCTGGATTTTGGACTGGGGTCAAGGCGATGATTAGCTTCGACCGCCGCGGCGACGGTATCATTACGCATCAAAGGTATATGCGCTGCTGCTCTGACACCTTTGCCAAGACCCTAGCAGAGCGCCTGGGACGCGCGGAGCAGCACTTGCAGAAGGGTGTGTATACTGATTCGGCTGAGTTCGTTGGCATCATTCCTGAGTGCACCAACGTAGGTGTAGGGTACATGCACGAGCACACCCCGGATGAGGTACTGGACCTGAACATCCTGGGGCAAGTGCTTGAGCGGGTACTGCAAGATGGTACGTTCTCGCACCTACCGATTGAGCGTGACCCTAAGGTAGTGGAACCAGACCAATGGCTCTCTGCGCCAACGCTCAGTTTACGGCAGCCGTGGGACATGCCTCCGGACGAGGACCCACAATTGCTGGCTGCGTTCCGCGTAGTGTCACAGCTTTCTAAACAACAACTTGTTAGCTGGGTGCAGGAGAACCCAGCGAAGGCGGCGGAGTACATCATGGTGTTCTCCGATTACGGCTTCAAAGAAGAACTGATTGAACTAGGCACCCGAGTTGTAGAGGACTGGGGCGGATACGATAATATTGTGGAGGGTTGATTATGCAAAAGTTTAAAGTTGGCGATAAGGTTGTGCGTAAAGAGGGTATGGGTAAAGATAAATTCTTTCAGGACAGTATTGGTGGTAGCATATACTATGTAGTGACGTCCGTGAGCAACGGCGGTTACTGGCTACAGCTAGACGGGTGGTGTAGTAACCGCAACACACACCCTTGGTACGTGCTTAATTTTGAGCTGTATCAAGAACAAGAGAACGAGCTACCACCGGTTCCGGATGGCGTGACCTATATGAACTCTAAACGTGCCCCGGGCAACGACCAGCGGCTTGTCCTAGAAAGATACAGTTATACTGATGAGAACCTACTCTATATAGGAATAGTTCCTAAAAAGAAAAGCACCCGGGCAGAGTTGGAGATTGGGATTAACATCGACCCTGATTCAGCCCTGCAGTTGGCACACGACCTGCGTCGCATGGCTATGAAAATAAAACGCGAGCAGAAGTAATGGACCAGCCCTGGCTTAGAGCGTGCAAGCGACTGGCCGTGGGGCAGAGGGCGCGCTTTCGGTGCTGCGGCAGGGACGCCGCGGGGGTGCTCTACAATAACCCGGATGCCTGGGAATACTATTGTCACCGCTGTAAGCAAGTGGGCAAGGAGCACAAGCAGTACCAGCGCATACAGTTACAGGAAGAGCCGAGGGTGCAGCCCTCTACACCTGCAGATGCAATTTGCATTAGCCAAGAGCCTGCGGAAACGCAGAGTTTTATTTACGGATTCCTGACCACAAAGGGAATCATGCCTGAAATGGTGGAGGATGCAGAATGGAGCAAAGAGAAACAGCGGATAATCTTCCGCGTCGGGGGCGCCGCTCTGGGCCGTGCAGTGCATGCCCGACAGCAACCGAAGTGGGTAATGTACGGCCAGCCAATACCGTTCGCTGCCGCGGCACCTGCCGTAGCACCGGCTGTAGCTGCGGCCGCACCTCTAAAGGTCGTGCTTACCGAGGACTTTCTCTCAGCGAGGAAGATACAGCACGCAGTTACGAGCTACAGTGCGTTGAACGTGCAGGCTATAGCTATGCTGGGTACACGCTTGCCCACGCCGCTGAGGGCTTGGCTGATTCAGAATCGCCCGGAAGTAATTCTGATGCTGGACAATGATCCAGCAGGACACGCTGGGGTGGCAGCAGCACGACGTGCGTTGCGCCCGTTCATGCAGTGCCGGGAGCACTACTTCGCTGCGGACCCGAAGGATGCAGAAATCAAAGAGATTCTGGAGGCTCTAATTGGACCTAATAGTTGTTAAGGCAATGTGCACGCAGAAGGTTTGGAACCGACTGCGAGAGCAGATTCCTAAGTCGATGCTTGCGCCGGATACGTCGAACCTTCTGGACTGGGTGGGGTTGTACTGGAACACGTACCCAGAGCACCAGGAAGTGCAGTGGGATGCGATGCAGAGCATGCTCAACCTACGGGCGGGGCACCTATCCCGGGAAGAGCGGGTAATCATGGACGAGCTTATGCGGGAAGTACAAGCCGTGCCACAGGATTCTGTGGTGGGGATTGTCCAGACCCTGAACGAGCTGGCCTACAGCGGGGAGGTAGCAGCGCTGACACAGCGATACCAAGACGGCGAGGAGATTGATTACCTGCTGGAAATGAAGCACCTACAGCGCAAGTACGGGGACGGCGCTGCGGTGCATGAGTCGCTGCTTGAATGGGAGAGCGGTAGTGTTGACGAAATACTTGCCGCGACTGACGAGAGCGGTGGTCTTAAACTGGGCGTGTTCGAGCAACTCGCTAGCAACATCCGAGGTCTACGTGGAGGGGACTGTATCGCAGTGGCTGCTCCTGTGGACTCTGGTAAAACTAGTCTGCTTGCTGCTATTGCTGTGGATTTTGCTGAGCAAATGCAGCAGCAGCCGGAAGTGTACGGGGACCGCCCTATCCTCTGGCTGGTTAACGAGGGTCCGGCGACGCGCACAGTGCCGCGGGTATATCAAGCGGCGCTGCACTGGACTCTGGCTGAGATTAAGGACCGGCACAGTAAGCAAGAGTTCGTGCCAGCCTACCTCAAGAAAGTAGGCAGGGCTGACAGGATTCGTGTTAAGGCTGCGCACTCCTTGACTATGGCGCAGATATCCACGCTCATGGAGGAGATGCGCCCTGCGGTAATCATCATCGACATGGTGGCGAACATCCGTGGCGGCACTATGGAGACCGAGCACCAGAACCTCGAGGCGAAATGGCAGGAGCTGCGCATACTTGGGTGCGAGAATGACTGCGCTATAGTAGGCACTATGCAGCTTTCACTCGAAGGTTACAACATGCTGTTCCCGCCACTCACCGCTATGAAGCAGAGCAAGATTGGTGTACAGGGTGCCTTGGACTTAGCTATTATGATGGGGTGCTTGGACAGAAACGAGCAGCCGCACATGCAAAACGTACGCGGTATCAGTACTCCGAAGAACAAGATGGCACTATCTGGTAAAGAATCGCTACTGCAATTCGAGGTGGGATTCGAGCCGGGTCGTTGCCGCTTTGACGAAGGCCAGATTAACCGGTGACTTCCCTAGCGCCTTCTATGAGGGCGCTATGTAGGTACAATAGGAGGCTATTATGCTTAAACCGTCAGACATTAACTATCTCGATGATGAGGTAATCAAGGCGTACGCTGCGTCTGCAGGTACTTTCCGTAAACGATTCGCGCTGGACAGCAGCCAGCTGATTGTGCATCTAGCTATCAATAAAGCTCGGAGGGCTGAGTGGAAATGACAACCAGTATAATGCACATTGACCTGGAGACGGAGAACCATGAATATTACGGCTCTAAAGCAAGCCCATACTGCCCTGACAACTATGTTGTTGAGTCAGCATGGCGTATCGACACGACACAGGCTGACGGTACTACCACTGTTGGCGCGACTCAATCGGTGCGATTCAATTCAAGAGCTGATTTCTTGGCGGGAAACAGTGCAGCAGAAGGCTGCCGGTGGTTTCATATCCCCGAGGATTGCTGGCTTATTGTTGCGCACAACGCAGCCTATGAGATTTCTTGGTTTCTCACGTACCAGCGGCAGCAGTTTGAGGCCTTCCTCAAGCGCGGCGGCAGGGTGTTCTGCACAATGCACGGGGAATACATCGCCTCGGACTTTCAGAGCATGTATCCGTCGCTGGACGAGACGGCCCCTAAGTACGGTGGTACGCACAAAGTAGACGGGGTTAAGATTCTATGGGAGCAGGGTGTGTTAACCTCACAGATTGACCCGATGCTGCTGCATGACTACCTGGTTAACGGGGACATCCCGAACACGGCCCTGTGCTTCTACGGCCAATGCGCTACGTTCGCCCAGCGCAATCAGATGCAGTACGTGTGGGAACGTATGGATGCCTTGCTAGCTTGGGCGTACTGCGAGTGGTTCGGCCTGTTCGTGAATATGCCAATTGCACGCAAGAACCAGGAGGAGCAGGAGCAGCGCATCCGTGAGATTAAGCACGAGCTGCAACAGTACATCCCGAAGGATTTGCCGGAGACTCTTGACTTCAACTTCGGGTCGGACTTCCATATGTCAGCACTGGTGTACGGCGGGCCTATCAAGTACCGCAAGAAGGTGCCATATGACCCGCCGCAGTACGTCAAGGCCGACTTCTATAAGTACGAGGACGAAGAGGGTGCGCACACCTATATACCTGTACACGACACGCACATGCAAGAACTTCAAACGGAAGGCGGATGGTGGCGTGTAGTGACATATCGTGCGGGTAAGAACAAGGGGCTTCCTAAAGTATTCCGCCTCGATACCGAGGAAGAGAAACTTAAATGGGAAGACGACCTTTACTTCTGCCCGGGCCTAGTGAACATCCAGGAGCTTCCGGAAGTTATCCGGGAGAAGTACGCAGAGCGCGGGGAGTTCCGACAGGCGCGCACCCTGCAGGACGGCACGCCAGTATACAGCACCAGCACTGATGCAATGGAGGCACTGGCTCGCCAAGGGTTCGAGTTCTGTAAGTTGGTGAACGAGCTGGCGGCGCTTGAGAAGGACACTGGTACTTACTATTTGCGGGAAGTTCTGGATGCAAACGGAGAAGTCAAAGAGCGGAAGGGGATGCTGCAGTACGTAATCCCTGAGCGCCCAGATGGTTCCGGTATCATACACCACCGGCTGAATACTTGCGCCACCGTAACCGGGCGACTGAGTAGCTCTAACCCGAACCTGCAGAACCTGCCCCGCCCGGATGAGGACGGTGATGGGGTGGCTAAATCCAAGGTGAAGCAGGTGTTCACCAGTAGATTCGGGGACAACGGACGTATCACTGAGGTTGACTACTCGGCACTGGAAGTGGTTATGTCCTGTGTACACACAGGTGATAAGAAACTGCTGGGACTGCTGCAGAGTGGTACGGATATGCACTGTTACCGCCTAGCTTTCCGCGAGGGATTACCGTATGAAGAAGTATATGAGCGCTGCCACAACAAGAAGCACGAGCTGCATCCGCTTTGGAAGGCAATGCGTACAGGTATTAAGGCTCCTAGCTTTGCAGCCCAGTATGGCGCTACGGCTAAGGGGATTGCGTTTGCTACTGGATGTACGGTGGAATTTGCACAGGCTTTCTTGGACAACGAGGCTGCGCTGTTCCCGCAAACAATTGGCTTCCGCGCTGTCGTCAAGGAAGAGGTAGAACGTACCGGTGCGGAGGGGCGCATGTACCGGGAGCAAGCTGACGACGGCAGCTACCGAATCTACCGCATTGGGACGTGGACCAGCCCTGCTGGTGCCCGCTACAGCTTCCGTCAGAAAGAGCAGTGGAAAGAGGTTGTGCCCGGGCAGCGTAAGCAGAAGGTAATGGACTACAAGGAAACTGAGATGGCGAACTACTGGTGCCAAGGAGAAGCGTTCTTCCTGATGGCGGTGGCGGCTGGTATGGTTCTGCGTGCACTCTTGGCCCGTGACTGGTTCGACAATCAGGTGTGCCTGATTACGAACGTACACGATGCATTGTATCTGGACAGCGCCAACCCGGAGGTTGGACGTGAGGCGAGCCTACTGGTTAAGCAGTGCATGGAGGATGCACCTAAGCGTATCCACCAGCTCTGGCCTAACTACGGTATCATTGGCGAGGTGCCCTTCCCGGCGGAAGCTGAAATGGGTACGAGCATGTACAGTAAGGAGAAGGTAGAATGAATATTAAACCAGGCAGCATTGTAGAGTTATTAGAACTGGGACCAGAACCTATCGGTCCAGAATTGAGCAGTTACTTCGTGCCTGGTTCACAGCACCGGGTTATCTCTTATTGCGAAGAAACTTGGGAGGTAGAGCTGATAGACCCTACTAATGGTTCAGAAGAACCTGGGGATGGAATTACCTTCTTCCCGGGGGAGTATAAACTTATCGTGGAGTAGTGATAGGTGGACCCTTGGGTGGTGTAGGGTGTTAGGTAGCATAGAAATACACTGGGGTCAACTAAATAATTAAATAAAATTATTTGTTGACTCTGGCTTGATTCTGTGATTCCACGAGAATTAATGTGATACGAGTAGGAACAACATAAGAGAGTTACGATGAGTAAAACATTCCTTATTGATGTAGCCTTTAGCACTAAGTTAGTAGTCTCAAAGGAGGAGTTAGGCGGTATGCGCGGATGGATTAAATCGCGCAAACTACCAGAGCACTTTCAAAATTACCTGGACTCACTAGATGATGACGCAGCGCTGCAGGCGTTTATAAAATACGCCACCAGGGAGTGGTTCAAGGGGGAGCTGGAGCGGCAGCGAGTACAAGATGGGGGTGCCACTACGTACTCCCCGGTAAAAGTAACGGTGCGGGAGAAACAACACTAATGGCAAAGATTAGCTTAATAAAACTGTGGACTAAAGAAGAGCACCAGAAGATTCTCGGGACCTTCCTAAACAACACCGATGCAGCTGCCGCTTACAATAATAAATTCAGAAAGGGGGACGTGCTTGTGTCCCGCCAGCTGGTTCGCTACTGGCGAAGCATCTTCATGGACAACAATGGCAGCAAGGCCAGTGCCAACCGCGGGCTGCAGGAGGCGCGTAAGCTAATCCAACCAAGCCCAACGGACGATATCGGGAATACAAAGGTGCCGGATATGTGCCACCGCATCCTGGTGGTCGGGGACCTGCACGCTCCGTATACCCACGTAGACGCCATGCCATTCCTTGAGAGTGTACGTGACGCCTACTGCCCGGACATGGTGGTGCAGGTTGGAGACGAGACGGATGGGCACGCAATCAGTTTCCACGACTCCGACCCGAATCTGGATAGTGCCGGGGTAGAGCTGGAGAAAGCTAAGCTCGTACTGGAGGAGCTGCATGAACTGTTCCCGAACCTACTGGTTTGCGATTCCAATCACGGCTCACTCGTATATCGCCGCGCTAAAGCTCACGGTTTGCCAGTGCAATTTATCAAGAAGTACCGGGACATCTTATTCCCTGAGCATGGTGCTCCGGCGTGGTCGTGGGCCGATGCTTGGGTGCTCAATACACCGCTGGGGCCTGTCCGTTTCCAGCATCAAGTCAGCGGTGATTTCATGCTCAATGCATCCCATGAGCGCACCTCTCTGGTGTTGGGGCATGAGCATGGACGCTTCGAGGTCCAATATGCGGCTAGCAGCACGGCGCTGTACTTCGGGGCGTATGCAGGCTGTCTAATTGACCGCAAGAGCATGGCCTTTGCTTACGGCAGACTCACCCGCAAGAAACCAATCCTGGGTGTGATGGTAATCACCGAGGGTTGCCCGCAGTTAATTCCGATGCTGCTCGACGACGATGGTCGTTGGGTTGGTCGTTCTAAATAATATAGAGGTGATGATGAAAATGGGAATCTGTTCTGTACTGGGCCTTATCTTTGTAACCCTGAAACTGACTGGCGTTATCGCCTGGTCTTGGCTGTGGGTGCTGCTCCCGTTCTGGGGACCTGTGGTGCTCGCCGTAATCCTGGTGTTTCTGGCGGCCTCTGTGGCCTCCATCCGATAAGCCCTGCATCTGCACGTAAATATCATTTGAACTAAACGAGGACGTAATTATATGACTATGAATGCACTGGACACTCTGAACTCCCTGGTAGCTGCTGCGATTGAAACGCAAGATGTTGATATGACCGAGACATCACAGGGCGGCGCGTATGAGGACGTGCTGCTTCCGAAGGGTGAATATTACGGTTACTTCACCGAGTACGTGGAAATCGGTAAGCGCCTGCCGACTAAGGGTGGTAAGCCTACCGGTAAGCCTGCAGTGGCTAACGTCCGCATCGGCATTGTAGTGTTCGGCCCTAACGGCGAAGTGAAGCGTATCCGCCCGTACCCGATGGCTATCAGTAACTTTGAGCGCGCAGGCTTCAAGAAGTTCTTCGACAAGCTCAACTACGACAATAGCATTAAGCATGCAGCACAGCGTCTGGGCCAGGCCTTCACGTTCCCGATTGATGAGCACACCAGTGCCGCAGGCAAGAAGTCTAACATCGTGGACCTGTCCGGTATCCGCCCGATTCCGAAGTTCGACCCGAACACCGGCGAGCCTATCAAGATGCCAGCCCTGGATGCCTCCGAGATTAAGCTGTTCCTGTGGAACAACCCAACCAAAGAGACCTGGGATAGCCTGCACATCGAAGGCACCTTCGACGACGGTAAGAGCAAGAACTGGATTCAGGAGGATATGTACAAGGCTGTAGACTTCCCTGGCAGTGCTCTGGACATTATGCTGAACGCTGGTTCGGTTCCGAGTCCGGCAGCTATGCAGGCACCGGCTGCTCCGGCTGCTCCTGCGACCCCTACTGCTCCGGCAGCACCGGCAGCACCGGTTGCGCCAGTGTCCCCCGCGGCTCCTGTAGCTCCAGCAGCGCCTGCTGCACCTCAAGCCTAATAAACCCTAACCGAAACTAATACGGCCCCGCCAGGGGCCTTAGAGGAAGCTTATGAACATCATCAATATCCTTATCAAACTCCTGAGCGCAGCCTACACAGCCGAAGCTAAACGCGCCGATGCCAAAGCACAGTTTAACGAGCAGTTGGCAGTTAAGTTCGCAGACGAAGCCGTGCGTCTGGCCGCCCAATCCGAGGCTAGGGTAGAGGCCTCCAAGCACAGCAAAGAATTGGCAGCGGAGCACGCTTGTCATGCTGATAACCTGCGTGCTAAGCGCGATGAAGTAGCTAACTTCCTGGGGGTATAAATGCGCATAATCACATGGGCCAAAGAACAGTACGCCGTATTTCTGCTTATGCGCGCACAGCGTTTGCAGAAGCGAGCAAACGACTGGCACTGGTCGGCTAACTCACACGCACACAGGGTGAGCCTTCTGGGCAACGAGATTAGCGCACACCGGTATCACCTGACTCGCCAGTGCGCCAAGTCCCGCCGTCGCGCATACGCCCTGGGCGCAGAGGCTACGGCCACTGAGACCAAAGCCCACAATTTCATTTCAAAACACAAACTGAAAGGATTTGATTAATGGACCAATTACTGAACGCGTACAATAATCTGGCTATTGTAGTGAGTAATGCAGTACATGATGCCGCGGTGTATGGTGTACGTATCAACTGCCTGGACAGCGTTTATGCCGCCCTGGACAAGCTGGCCGCCCTGTATGGTATGGACCTGGAGCTGGCCGCAACTGCCTTCAAAGAGCACAATAACCTGGCGGCGCATGCAGATAAGTTACGTGGTGATGACCTAGTGCTTATCCGCGTTGTAGGTACCCTCAGCATCGGGCTGGCTGAGATTGGTTCCTGTATTTACGATGCAGACCAGAGTCTGCGTACTCCGGAAGTAATTGGAGACATGCTCGGTACTGTGCTGGTGCTGTCTGAACTGGAGGCTTGAGCATGCACGTACGTGTAAAGGTGTCAGCACCCCGGCACAGCTTTATGGCGCCTTATGCTGAGCATGCCTGCAACCGATGGTACGTAACCTTTATCCGGGAGGATGATCCTTGTACTATGTATGTGGTACGCTGGGCCGCTAAACCTACCCGCAAGCAGGTTAAGTTAGCAGCCAAATCAGTAGCCAGAATGGAGATTTAATAATGCTGTACGTATCTCGCGCAATTTACGTAGCTTTGATTCTACCGCTGATTCCCCCGGCGGGGCTGTGTTATCTCGGTGATAAGCTGAGCAAGGCAAAGTGGGCAGAGCGTTGGGTTAACTGGGCCGACAAGAAGGCTCGTGATATTACGGGGCACTAATGATTATCAACGGGGTTGACTTATCCCAGCTCGGGGAGCAGTTAGCTCCACAGAACTCTGGGAAGATTCTGCTGTATGACGCGGATTTCACAGTTTATAAATCTGCCGCTACAGTGAAACGTTTGGACACTGCAATCCGCCGCTTCTATCAGCTTCTGCTTGAGGACATGTTCTTGGTCGGCTGCTCCGAAGCAGTGGCGTATCTTACGCCTACGGGGTGTGCTAAATGCCTGCGCTGGCACCTGCCTACGGCTAAGCCCTACCAGGGGCAGCGCGCTAATAGACAGGAGCTACCGCTGAAAGCACCCTTGAAGCGGCACCTGATTGAGAACCCGGACCAGTATTCTGAGCAGGGTATCCAGGTGGTCAGCAGCGACTACTTCGAGGCCGACGACTTGTTCATAATGGATTCGTACAGCTTCGGGGACAGGGGAATCCTGATGTCGCAGGACAAGGATTCCTGGCTTAGCCCTATGGCTAGATTCGATATCCCAACCGGAACCGTGTGGCCTGCCTTGGATAACCCCTTCGGCTGGATTAAGTGGGATGATACCCAGGCTATGCCGGTACGAGCGCACGGCACTAAGTTCTTCTGGTGGCAGATGCTAGCAGGAGATGACGCCGATAACGTCAAAGGTATCACATTGCTTGATGGGAAGCTCTGTGGGAAGCGAACGGCCTTTGATGCTATCTATCCTATTACCTCAGAGCAGGACGCCGCAGAATTCGTTGTAGCGGCCTATGCTCGAAACAACCAAGACGTACTCGCAGAGGCAGAATGCCTGTGGCTGAGGCGCTCCCAATCAGATTCAGCGTACCTGTATCTGATGTCACTGTTGACTACTCCCAGTCTGCGTGACTGGGTGCATTCTCTGCACGAGTACCATAAACAGCACATACAGTGGATACAGGAGCACCCAGACAATGGCGAAGATGTCTGCGAAGGAAATGAGCCTGCGGGCGATTGAGTTATACTACGAGGGGAAACACGATGAACTTGAAACTATTCTGGATGCGCTGCGTGAACGAGCACCCAAAACACATCGAAGAACGGTTGAGCATTTGGATTCTCTCATTCACGACAATGCTATGCTGGATGTAGTTGGGGAGATTGAATTATGGCCCTAAGAAAGATTACACGGGCACAGATTCGCTCCGTGGCTATTAAGCTTGCCAAAGACCAGGGAGGCATATGCCCCCTTTGCGGAAAACCTTTGGACTTCACAATCAAGGGGGTAACTGGTGATTCTGTTGTCGTTGACCACTGTCATATTACTGGGCGTATTCGGGGTGCTCTTCATCGCTCATGCAATGGAGGGGAAGGCAAAGTGGCATCTGCCGCTGGGCGCTGGATTGTTGGTAGCATGCAATCTTCTGGGGCTATTGCTGAATCTCTACGTAGGGTCGCCGATTACTTAGACCGTGAACCCACGGATATGTTATACTATACGCACAAGACGCCGGAAGAATTGGCACAAGCACAGAGGCTCAAGGCCCGCAAGGCCCGGGCAAGACGCAAAGCACGGGAGACTATTAAATGAGTAAAATTAAAGTTGGAGACGTGGTGATTCGTAAAGCTGCGCACGTGTCAGGGGACTGGTCTCGAATCTGTGAGTCTCTGCGTATATCCCCACATGCCTCCAGAGAGGTGCTGGATGTTAACGGCACCACAATTACACTAAGCGGGGACTGCAGCGGTTGGAGCGCAAGATGCTTCCAGGTAGTAGAGGAAGCCCCCGCAACTCGCACACAAGTAGCGGAGGCAGTAAATTCACCTAAGCACTACCAGTTCTTCCCGGACCTGGAGGCGGTTGAGGTGATTGCACGCAGTATGACGCAAGAGCAGTTCTACGGATACTGCCTGGGGAACCGGCTCAAGTACCGGCTGCGCGCAGGGAACAAGGATAAGCTGGAGCAGGACATTGCTAAGTCTGATAAGTACTTAGAACTGTACGAGCAACACCGAGGTAAGTGTATTGACGCCAAGTGAGTGGTGCCACGGGATGTGGCAGAAAGCAGTAGAACGGGGCGACGAAAGCTCCGCTAAAGACTACCTGGAGATGTACAATCTCTGGGTGAGTCGCAATCAGTAGTTAGAAGTACCGGACATAACCAAGGAGACTAAGCGCCTATGATTAGCGCCCTGAATGCGGTTGCAGTACCAGAAGAAGCACTGGTGAAACGCCAGCTGGAGCTTGAAAAGACCTATAAGATTCGCGGAATCGAGCGGGCACGTAAGCTGATTACGGACGCACTGCAGAATGGCGGGATTATGAACCTGCCGATGACGCAGCGTATGCTCACCTCGGCATATGAGGTGGCTGCTGCCGCTATCGATGAGATGCGAAATGTCAAAGCCCCGGGCATTGGTGGTAAGTACCGCCGGTTCCTGCGCTTAGTCCCCTTGGACGTCCTGACCACCTTGAGCTTGTGTACAATGTTTGAGGCATTCAGCGTCGCCCCCGGCGAGTCCGCTAGTCGCCGCCAGACTGCACAGGCGGTAATGTCTGCGCTGGGCCGGAACGTGCAGTCAGAGCTACTTGCTCTGCAGTTACGTAACGTAGCCCCTGCGTACATGGACCGTGTGTACGAGTACCTCACTGAGCGCCGCACGAGGTCCCCTTCGCACATCCTGCGTACGCTTCGTGCCAGTGCCGAGAACGTGCACTATGGGCACGAGCCTTGGACCAATGCCCAGAACATCTCCGTAGGGCGTCTGCTGTGTGCCGCGGTGTTTGAGACGGGCCTGTTCCAGTGGAAGACAGGTAGCGGGAACCTGAGCATGCTCTACCCGGCTGATGACGTTATGGAGGCCTTCCAGAAACTGGTAGAGTCCGCTGATACCGTAACCATGAAGCCGCCTATGCTGGTGCCACCAGTACAGCACACCACTATGTGGGATGGTGGGTACCTCACACCTATCGACAATCGCGGAACCTACCATAACTCGCACATTGATAGGACTCGTCTCCGTGAAGTAGCGGAAGCATTTAAATCCGCGGATGGCATCAAAAAGGCGCTTAATAAGGCACAGGAAACCCCGTACCGTATTAATAAGCGCATACTGGAACTGGTGCAAGAAGCACGGGCCCTGGGTGTTGGGATAGGTATGCCTCGCTCAGTACCAGAGCCGAAACCGGAGTGGTATCTGGACGGGGTTCCGAAAGAGAATTACACCGAGGAAGAGCTTGACCGCTTCGGTGAGTGGAAAACGCGCATGTCCCTATGGTATAGTGCCGACCGTAAGCGTGTGTCGCAACTGCGTAGCCTGTTGACCACGCTAGAAATGGCAGAGGAATTCAAAGATGAGAAAGCCCTGTACTTCCCGACTTGTGTGGACTGGCGCTACCGCTTGTACTTCAAGTCCTCCCTGCACCCCCAAGGTTCTGATTTGCAGAAAGCTCTACTTGAATTCGGACGTGGTAAGCCGCTGGGGGAGCGTGGCCTATTTTGGCTCAAAGTGCACGTCGCTACATGCTTTGGTTATGACAAAACCCTATTCGAAGACCGCGCAGCTTGGGCTGACGCGAACTTTGCAGAGATTGAGCAACTCACAATCTCTCCGTTTGATTGCCCTGCTTTTGCCAAGGCGGACTCCCCCTGGTGTTTCTTGGCCGCCGCTATCGACCTGGTTAATGCTATTCGTTCTGGATGCCCAGAAGAGTATATTAGCCGAATCCCAGTCGCTATGGACGCTACAAACTCAGGTGGACAGCACCTCTCAGCGCTCCTGAGAGACCCTGTAGGCGGTCGTCTGACGAACCTGTACTGGGAAGGTAACGACAAGAAAGCGGACCTGTACATGGATGTGAGGCGCCGCACGGACGAGAAAGTGATACTGGACCTGGACAAGGAGGATTTCGTTATCCAGAGCACGTACTGGAGAGAGAACGAAATCACCCGCAGCATGACCAAGCGCCCCAGTATGACCTACTTCTACAGCGCCACGGTGCGTAGCTGCAGCGACTACATCTTTGAAGGAGCTTGCGCTGAGGGATACGAGGGTACCGATACTAACAGTCTGTGGAACCTGTCGTGCTACTTGGCACCGCGTATGCGCGCCGCTATCGAGGAAGCAAATCCCGCTGCTGCGGCAGTTATGGGGTACTTGCAGAACCTCGCTAGACGTGTACCGGCAAGCCAGCACCTGCAGTGGTATACGCCGCTGGGTGGGCTCGTAATGAACCGCTACACGCAGCGTGAAGAAGTGCGCGTACGTATTGACTGCATGAACCTGTCAGCGGTACTGGTACACAACCGGGACTTCAAAACTTGCAACAAGCGCAAGGCAGCCTCCGGGATTGCCCCGAACTTTGTGCATAGCCTGGACAGCACGCACTTGATGATGGTGCTCTGTGCTGCGGAGGGGTTGGACATTGTGCCTATTCACGACTCGCTGGCTACTCACGCAGCTGACGTTGACGCTATGCATAGGCACATCCGTGAGCAGTTTGTGCGCCTGTATGAAGAGAATGACCTGCTTGGCGACATTACTCTCGCGGCGGCAGCAGCCGGGGCAGACTTGACGGACCTGGACATGCCGGAAGTGGGCACTTTGGACATCCGACAAGTGCTAGAATCCCCGTTCTTCTTCTGCTAAAAATTTAATGTTACAGGAGTAGGAATGAAGTTAAAACACACTAGTAAAACTTCCGAATACACTCTCAGGGTTCTGTATAAGTCTGACGACATTACAGACGCAGTGAAGCAACTGCATGAACTAGGCCACGGCATTAGTCGGGGCCTGGCTCCAGAGCAGCACTACTGGAGAGTGCTGGGAAGTATACTGGGTAAACAGTATATACTAGGAGTCTATGACTCCCAAGGCGAATTAGTCGGTGCTGTCAGCTACTACCCAGAGGCTGTAGAGGACTGTCATTACGTAGAGCCTGTGCTGTATACAGACTTCTTCGTATTGAAACCGGACAACGGCGCGGCAGTGTCTGTGATTATGCAGGGCCTGCACGCAATAGCCAAGTGCATGCGCGCTGGGCGTATCGCCACTAGCCGGAGCACGTCTAGTAACACGTACAAAACAACTTATCATTTAGTGAGGTCAGAATGAGTGGTGGTTTAGGTAAACTGTTAGGCAAGGCCACGGATATGCTCGGCCTTACTGACAACGCAGGATTAGAGGCGCAGCAGCGCTTGGCAGAGCAACAGGCCAGCGCAGCTAAACAACAGGCTGCCTTAGAGGCTAATAGCGCCGCGGATAACATTGCTGAGATTGACCCCGCAGGGGCTGCCTCTGCATCTGCAGATGCAATTACGTCTGAGCAGAAGAAACGGCGACAAGCAGGGCAGAGCAATCCTCTGGGCCTGTGAAGGGGGGGGGGGGTAGCTTGGAACAAAAAGCAACATTAGCAGAACTCTTTAAGAAGGACCAGGACGAGGGTGTCTTGGATGCCTCTGAGAAGTTCGCGCAGTGGACGCTCAGCACTATCTTTACCCGGGACGATTCCCTGGACGGTAGACGCAGGCCTCTGGAGCGTGACTACCAGAGCACCGGCGCGCAGCTGGTCAACACTGCAGCCACTAAGATTGTAGGGGCACTGTTCCCGCAAGGCACTAGCTTCTTCCGGTTCTCCAAGAGTTCGGACCTGGACGAGTTCATTAGTTCGCTGGGCAGTGCCGCTACAGCAGAATCTAAGCTGGCCGAGGTCGAGAACACAGCGTCACAGAAAGTATTTGAGAAAGACGGTTACGCTGCTAAGTTGCAAGCTGTGAAGCTGCTGCTAGTTACAGGTAACGCGTTGGAGTATATTGATGAGCGGACAGGTAAATCTATCGTCTACTCAGTCCGTAACTTTACCGTTCGAAGGGATGGCAGCGGGAACGTCCTGCGACTCATTATCAGAGAGCGCGCAAGCGTCCAGGACCTGCCAGAAGATTTCCGCGGCACCTTCTACCGTGACAAAGACCCATACGGCGACGTTGATATCTACACTGCCGCTTGTCGCAAGGTTAAGCGGACAGAGGACGGTGCAGAGGTAGTAAGCTACGAGGTGTACCAAGAAGCAGACGGGCACCGCATCGGAGACAGCAGCACATATCCGGAGCTGGAGCTTCCCTACAACGTGCTGGTGTGGAACCTTGTTAGCGGCGAACACTATGGGCGCGGCTTGGTAGAGGACTACGCCGGGGACTTCGCCCGATTATCGGTACTGTCGGAAGCGTTGACTAACTACGAGGTTGAGTCTGCGAGGTTAATCCCGCTGATTGACGCAAGCTCAGGGTTAGACGTGGACGAGTTCTCAACGTCGGAGACGGGTGAGGCTGTGCAGGTGGGTGGTGGTGGTTCCAACGGGAACAGCAAATCCCCCGTCACTGCTTACGAGGGTGGCTCTGCCCAGAAGATTCAGTGGATTGCCAGCAACATTCAGATGCTCGAACAGAAACTGTCGCGCGCGTTTATGTATACCGGTAACTCCCGGCAGGGTGAGCGTGTCACGGCTTACGAGATTCGCCAGAATGCCAAAGAGGCGGAAGCCGCTATGGGTGGTGGGTTCAGTATCCTGAGCGACACCTGGCTGCGTAAGCTGGCGTACCTGTATACTGCACTGGTGTATCCTCGCTTTAAGCTGTACCTCAGCGAGGGCGTAGTGAGCATCAACGTTACGGTGGGCACCTCTGCACTCGCTAAAGCCGCGGCAGCGGACAGGCTGTTAGAGGCGGCACAGTCCATGCAGTTGGCTATTCCGGTGCTTGAGCAGATTACTCCGCGCTTCAACAAGGATGCGTGCGTAGACTGGTACTTCGACGCCTACGGTATCGTCAGCGAGCCGCTCATGTACACCGAAGAGCAGCTGCAGCAGAAGCAACAGGTTCAAGATGCGTCTGCCGATGTATCCGCAGGTGCAGCACAGGACCAGCTCCAGGGCTTGACAGCAGCAGACCCGACAGTAGCAGGTAAGCAGCTGGGCTTATTACCAAGTTAACAACAGAGGCATAGATGGATAACGTAGAAAACGGTCAAAACGTAGAAACTACACAGGTAGAGAACCAAGGTGGCCCTAAGATTCCGGGCCTAGGTGCTCCCCTTAACGCCCCGAACAATCAAGGCGTGCAGGATGCACAGACCCCTACCCAGCAGCAACAGGGCAAAGATTCCCCTGACCATGCTAAGATTCCTCTGGATATCGAAGCCCTAAAAGCGGCCCTGGATAAGGGTGGCGATAGCGCTAAAGAGCAGCCCCAGGAGCTGGCTAAGACAGGCAACCCGACGATTGACGCCGGTGTAGCTATGTTGCAGAAAGTCTCTGGATTAACTGACTCTGATATGGTGCGGGCACTTGGCAAGGCTCTGGAGTATCAGGACCCTAACCTAATCGATACGGCCTTCATTAAGGAACGTTTCGGCGAGCACGCTGCTTATGCAGAGCTGTTGGCTAAGGCGTACCTGGAAGACCAGGTTGGCCAAGCCACCAAGGCAGTACAGGAAGCTTACGATATCGTGGGTGGTAAGGAGAACTGGGAGGTAGCAGCACAGCTGTTTAATTCCAAGGCCCCTGAACCTCTGCGTAACGCAGCTCGTGTACTAGCTAACTCGGGTGAGCTCAAGCAGGCCGCTGAGTTGGTAGCAAGCTTCTGCCGGGATATGGGTCTTATCAAGACACAGAACCCAATGGTACGAGGCGTGGCCAGCAACAATGCACTGTCTGCTGCGGAATTCCGCGCAGAATATACCAAACTCCGTCAGGAAGCGGGCAACCGTAGCTTGGCATCTCCGCAGTTCAGTCAACGTTATAATGATTTGCTCGCACGCCGTGAGGCTGGTAAGCGCGTAGGTCTTTAATTTTATTTATAAAGGAAACTAAAGCATGGCCAACACTATTTATAATGGCAACCTGACTCGTCCGCACTGGGGCGGCGCGGCGTCTGACGTAGATATTCACCTGGAAGTGTACCAGAACGAAGTGGATACCCGCTTCCAGTACCAGGCCCTATTCCTGGGTCTCTCCAGCCAGCGCTCTATCAGCGGTTCCAACACCTACCGTATTGACCGCCTGAATACCTCCTCGGTGAAGGGTCGTCGCTCTGGCGAGGCGCTGGATAGCACTCCGGTCCGTAACGATAAGATGATTATCGTGGTGGATACGGTGCTGTATATCCGTAACCCGATCGACTACCAGGATGACTGGACCGGTCCGGACTTCCTGACCGAGATGGGTCAGAACAACGGCTCCGAGTTCGCAGAGACCTTCGACCAGGCGCACCTGATTCAGCTCATCAAGGGCCGTTCCTGGGTTGCTCCGGCGCACCTTAAACCGGCGTTCAACGACGGTATTGAGGTAAGCGCAGCTATCCTGGTTCCGGGCACCCCTGCCGCCACGCAGCTGACCCAGGCTGAGATGGAGGCGAACGCCATGAACATCAACCTGGCACACAAGGCTGGTATTGATGAACTCATCAAGCGTAAGACCCCTCTGGCGGACATGATTACCCTGGTGGATGTCGACACCTATTCGCGTCTGCTGGAGCATCCTAAGCTCCTGAACCTGGACTTCGGTGCGTCCAACAACGACGGTTACAAAGACCGTCGTGTAGTGAAGATGAACGGCGTGCCTGTAGTAGAGTGCACCGAGTTCCCGACCTCTACTGGTACGCACCCCCTGGGCTCTGCTTACACCGTCACCGCTGACGACGCGCTGTGTCGTATGGTGACTTTCAGCAAGTCCAAGACCCTGGTGACTGTTGAAGCTAAGCCGTTCACCTCCCGTATCTGGGACGATGAGCGTGAGTTCAGCAACGTTCTGGACTGCTACGCGATGTACAACATCGGTCTGCGTCGTCCGGACACCGCTGCAGTGACCAAGTTCACCTTCACCACCAAGTCCTAATTGGAGGTTAAATGGCTGTAATTGCCCAGTTCGGTCTGGAGACTCTCCAGGCCAACGCTGCTCAGCGTGAGGCCGTCAAGGCCGCCACTGATGTGGCGAAGAACATCCAGGTGGCGTCGGTTGAATCTGGCCGCAAGGCTACCAAGAAAACCCGTAAGGCGGCTGACGTAGCCGCTGATACTGCGGAAGAGTAATACGCGCCCCTGGTGCCTTCGGGTGCCAGGGGCTTTTTTTTGTCCCTGTCTTAAGGGTCCAAGGGGTCTTTAATAGAGGAACAAATATGAGAGAATTAGATGCTGTGAACCTGACGCTGGAAGCCCTGGGGGAGTCCCGCGTTATGGACATTAACACCAGCAACCCCAGTGCGGGGTTAGCTCGCTCTGCGCTTGCGCGCAATCGTCGAGGGTTACTAAGCACGGGCTTCTGGTTTAACGTGGTAGAGCGCGAAGTCACCCCCACTGCCGACGGGTTTATCAAAGTGCCGTGGAACCAGCTGGCTGTATACGATGCTGGCTCTGACTCCAAGTACGGAGTACGTGATGGGAACCTGTACGACCTGATGGAGCAGAACCAATACTTCGACAGCCCCGTTAAGCTGAAAATAGTCCTGGACTTGGACTTTGAGGACCTGCCGGAGCACGCAGCTATGTGGGTGGCTAACTACACCACTGCACAGGTGTACCTCAACGACCTGGGCGGCGACAGCAACTACGCTAATTACGCACAGGAAGCCGAACGTTACAAGAGCATGGTGCTGCGCGAGCATCTGCGCAATCAGAAGTTCAGCACCAGCAAGACCCGTTTTGCACGCAGAATCCGGCGCGCTCGTTTTATGGTTTAAGGAGAGGTTATGGCGCAATCATTAGAAGGTACTATTCAGAGCTTGCTGCAGGGCGTTTCCCAGCAGGTTCCGAGAGAGCGCCAACCAGGACAACTGGGGGCGCAGCTGAACATGCTAAGCGACCCGGTTTCGGGTATCCGCCGTAGACCTCCCGGCGAGATTGTCTGGGAGAGTACGATTGATAATCCGGGGCTTGACTCCCTGTTCACTGAATACGTCGAGCGTGGCACTGACGGTAGGCACCTGCTGATTAACACCAGCAACGGTAACTGGTGGCTGCTGGCTAAGAATGGAAAGACCATCCTTAATTCCGGCAATGACCCCTACTTTGTTACCACCGTAGGCCAGACCTCTTTGCAGACTGCAAGCATTGCTGGATTGACTTATATCCTGAATACTGAGATGTCTCCGAACACAACCGTGGACAATACTGGTCGTATCGACCCCAGCACCACTGGGTTCTTCTACGTTAAGTCTGCAGCATTCCAGAAACGCTGGAACGTCACCGTTACCTCTGCAGGGGTAGATTACTCAGGGGACTACACCGCCCCAGCTGCTGGTAGTACCAGCGGCAATGCTGAGGAGGTGTCTGGTGCCTACGTTGCTCAGCAACTGCGTGACTCTCTTGTAGCGAATGGGTTGCCAGCTGGGAACGTGAGCGTACGTGGCGCGTACCTGTTCTTGTATGGGTTAAGCAACTGTGTGGTATCCTCTGACGCTGGCGATACTTACGCTGGGGTTTCTAACCAGTCTCGCGTAGACCAGGAGCAGGACCTGCCTGCACAGCTCCCCGCAGAAGCTGATGGGGCAATGTGCCGTGTAGGTACAGCCTCGTCTGAGACAGCGTGGTATCAGTTCAGCTACAGTACCCGCACCTGGTCCGAGGTGGGAGCGTACGGTAGCATCACCAAAATTACGAACATGCCCAGAGAGCTAGCCGCGGATGACAACATCATTGCGCGCGATTGGGAGGGGCGCTTAGCTGGTAACGACGATAACAACAGTAATCCCGGATTCGTCGAGAATGGCTACATCACTGGTATTGCAGCTTTCCAGGGGCGCCTGGTCCTGCTTAGTGGTAGCTCCGTGGATATGTCAGCCTCGGGCCTGTATCAGCGATTCTACCGCTCTACTGTGACGTCCTTGCTGGATACGGACCGTATCAGCATTAGCTCTGCGTCTGCACAGGATTCTGTGTACCGTACAGCCGTGCAGTTCAACCGGGACCTGGTCCTATTTGCTAACAGCATGCAGGCGGTTGTGCCGGGTTCGGCAGTACTTACGCCAACTAACGCAAGTATTAGTATTACCAGCACCTACGATTGTGACAGCCGTGTTACCCCGGTAATGGCGGGTCAGACAGTAATCTACCCGAACAAGCGCAACGACAGCTACGCGGGTATATTGGAGCTAATCCCATCACCTTACACCGCGGCGCAGTACACTACGCAGGATGCCACGGTGCACCTACCTCGGTATATCCCAGGCAGGGTATTGCAGATGCAAAACTCCAGTGTCACCAATATGGCCTTCTCGCGCATGTCTGGAGAGCGTAATAGCCTGCTGGTCTACGAGTTCATGTGGGGCGGAAGTGACGGCGCTAAGATGCAGGCGGCGTGGCATAAATGGTCGTTCCCGTATCCAATCCTGAGCGTACAGGCGCTGGAGGATGAGGTGTTCTTGTACATGCAAGGGCCCAGTCCCAGCAACAAGCTCCTGATTGTGTCTATGGACCCGCGTGAAGGTTATCAGCTGGGTTCGGAGTACCGCGAAGCCTACTCGGATTTGCAGAAACAAGTTCAAGTACAGGGCGGGGTATTCGAGGTTCCAGCAGTGCTGCGTCCAGTAGGGTGGGCGGACAACTACAAGGAAGAGCTTATCCTAACGTACTTACCCAGCAACCCTATGGGGCCTACTGAGGTTGGCATCAAGGAGATTGCCGGTGAGAACACCCTACGGGTTGTGCGCGGCGTACCTGATGGTACTTATGTAATCGGGAGACGTTACCGCAGTACGTTCACGCTAACTACGCCTATTCTACGGGACCAGAATGACAAGCTCGTGGGAAGTGGGCATGTGCGCCTACTGCGCCTGGACGTGGCAGTACGTAACTCCGGGCACTTCGACGTACAGGTACTAGACACCCCGCGGAACGTCAATTGGGGTGGGGAACTGACTGGTATCCTGATGAACTCAAAGGAGCTGACTCTTGGGCAGGCTCTGCGTATGGACTTGGCTACGATTACCGTACCGTGCCGTACCAACGCAGACACAACCGAGGTGTCCCTATTTACTGAGGGTTCTATGGAGCTGAACGTGCTGGATATCTCGTACATCCTGCGCTACAACCAACGCAGACGGAGAATTTAATATGTGGTGGATGGTTGCGGCCATGGCCGCTAAGGCCGTTCTGGGTCAGAGTGCCCAGATTGAAGTGTCCAAGGCCAGGAACAAGGCTGTGATTCAACAGACAGCCAAACAGCTAAACGACATCGCGCTACAGCGCGCCCAGTCCAGGGACCGGACTGAGGTGTCTCTGTTTAACATTCAGCAGCAGAAGCTGCAAGCACAGAGCCAAGTGGGACTACAAGCAGCAGCCTCTGGTACTATGGGGGCCTCTGTTAAAGACGCTGTAGCCACAGTGAACACTGTAGCCGGGCGACAAGAGGCCAGCGTACGCGACCAGCAGGCAACTCAGGAAGAGGGTTTCCGTCTAATGACGGACAAGGCAGTGGACAGCGGCCTGGCTAATATGGACATGGAGGACCCCTACGATAACATGTTTAACTCATTGCTGAGTGTCGGGGCATCTGCCGTTGGACAGTATGCTGGTAACGCTGCGTCGTCTACTGACTCTGGCAGCTCAACACCCGGAAGTGGTGCAGCGGCTACTCAGAACACGGCGTCCTCCTATGATTTATGGGGGAGTAAAGGTAACAGCTCAGTTCATACCTGGTAACTTAAGAGGAATGTCAAATGCCTGTGATTCAACCCAGTAGACAGGGGTTAAATATCGGAGGAGTGCAACTGCAGTCCAACGATGTTAGCTTACCGTCAACGGTAAGTGAGGTGTCTGTTGATACCTCCAAAGCAAAACGCCTAGCTGCCCTGTCAGGGTTCGTGCAGGACTTCGGCGTAGGGTTTGACGAAGCAGTAAAAGAAAACGCTGCAGCCGCCACGGTGCGCGGCGCAATGGATGCCCAGGGCGCAGTAGATGCAATGGCTTCCAAAGATGAGGCTGTACAGAAGCAGAACATCTTCGTACGTGAGGCCTACCAGGATGGCTACGTATCCGCCGCTGCGTACGACTCTCTAGCCAAGTGGCGCACAGATAGCATAGCACGAGCTAAGAAAGCTGCTGAGTCCGGTCTTACTGACGAAGAGTTCCAGCAGCAAGAGCAAGAGCACGTACAGTCAATGGCAGACAAGCTCGGGATGTATCTCCCGGACATGTCCAAGCAGTCTGCTACGAATATACTGCAGCAGCTCCGTGCTACCAGCATGGCTAACTATACAGCCTTCCAGAAAGGTCGAGCTGCGTTTGCCCTGGCGCAGGCTGACCGCGCACTCGACCGCGGCCTTAACTCGTCCAGTGATGAGTTTTATCAGCGCCTGCAGGCGGGACAAGGTGCTGCTGCGCAGATGTCTATCAAGACCGGTTTAGACAGTATCCTGGCTGCTGAGCACCTGGACAAGAGCAAGAAGCTGGACCGGGCCAAGCAGTATCTGGTCAGCGTAGCGCAGCAGACGCAGGACCCGCTGGTAATCAACCAGCTGCAAGAGCTCGCTACCAAGGAACTTGGTGTAAACTCCGTAGACGTTAACGCAGCGCTATATCAGGAGTTCAAGCGCGCTGGTGCTCAGATTGAGACACAAGCCCGTTTTGAAATCTCCGATGCAATCCAGTCTCTTGAAGGGCAGACCCCTGAGCAGCAAGAACAGACTATGGCGCGTATTCGTAGTCGCGTCATTGAGCTGTCGGCATCTGATGTACTTAGCGCCGGGACCAGCATGGAGTTCTGGAACAAAGCCCAGACCATTCGAGAGAAGGCAGCAGACGCCCAAGCATTGCGCACAGCAATTACTGGAAATATGCCAAGCTCTACTCTTGCGGGGATGTACAAGGGGGACCTGGGTAAGGCACGCAATGAGTTGCTCAAGAGCTTTCCGGATACCCCGGAAGGGAACCTGCAGCTGCTGGCATACGGAAGCAACAGCAAGGATGCGTGGGCCGTAAACGAGGCGCACAAGCGTATGTCTTCGGATATGGCACGTACGCTGACTACGCTAGACCAGCTCGGTGAGGACGGTGAGGTTTCCCGAGAGAACGTCAATAGCATCAACTTGTGGGCACAGGCTTATAGCACCAGTACGGACTTAGGGAAGATGGCACTGCTGTCTGAGGTCCCATCGGAGTGGCGTGGAGTGGTGCAGAAAGCTGTTACACAAAACCCAAATAATGCCAGCAACACTATCTTGGACGACCTTCGCCGCCAGGCTAGGAATAAGGCGAGCGGGCGCTACAGCAATATCCAAAGTAATCCCACGGACAAGATGGTGGACCCAAGCGGTACGGCTAACTGGTTCAGCTTCTTCGGGGATGCAGACGCCCAGCGCCAGGAAGCGCGCGCTGCTATGGAAGAGGAGTACCGTTATGTGTATAACCACAATCCGGAATCTCTTGTAGGGAAGGACGCTGACGACATCAATACGATGCTAAAAGGCAATATCCAATCCCGTAAGTTGGAGCTGGACATTGCCGGGGCACCTAGGCACGTGTATCTGCCCGCGGGCACCTCTATGCAATCTATCATGGGCGATTATAAGGGCGACCAAGAACAATTCAAAGCCTCCCTGCAGCAGCATATACAGAACCAGGTTCAGTATATGTCAGACCCTAGCAACATAGAGCGTGTAGTAGTGCAGGCCGCCACCGCGGGTAACGCAGGTCAGAACATGACCGTAACCGTGTTCGACAAGAAGGGCGCCTTCCAGACTATGTCTGTGAACCTTCGAGACGTTCAGGCTACTGCGCAGGCCGCGTATGACTCAGCACTGGCTGGAGAGATGAAGATTGGAAGCGAGCAAGTAGGTGTACGTCCCGCCACCTTCTACGACCACGACAACGGACGTGCCGTCAGCGTACAAGTAAATGGCCGTAACTCGGTAGGGTTGGAACCATCACTGTTTAGTGACATTCTCGCTACCACTATGAAGTTCGAAGGGTTCCGAGAAGGTAAGGGCAAGGGTAGTGTAGGCTTCGGTCTGCACGTTAACTCTGGCATGCCTGTCCCACAGAAAGTGACCATTGATGACGGCATCAGTATCCTCAAGTCCTCCCTGGAGAAGCAGTACATCCCGAACGTGCAGAAGCAACTCAAGGGGCAGGGTTTGAATGCCTCCGACGAGGCGTTAAAGGTCATGGTGGACCTGAACTATCACGGCGGTAACGGTAGCTCTGGCCCCGTAGCAGAGGCGATGGCACAGGTACGCAAGGCTGCTAAGGCCCCAGTGGGGGCGTATCAGTATCCTGTATCTGAGGCCCAGGGCAGGGCTTGGCAAGCGCTGCGGAATACTCCAGCGTATAAGCAGGCCCAACCTGAGCGTAAGAAGTACCTGGAACAAAACCTACGTGATTGGCTCTTCGAAGCAACGCACTAACCAGAGGCCCTTCGGGGCCTCCCCTTATCAAAATTCTTTTAGGAGATATTATGGCTCAGTTTCTGAACCAAGAACCGAATCCACAGGAAAAGGATTCTGCTAAGGGCGCAACACTTAAACCTGCGCCTGAGCGCGTAGATTGGAACGATGCCGGAGACAACGGCTTAAATGCACTGGAGCGTGCCTCATTACTGGCGCAGGCCAAGACCCCAGCCACTACAGCCGCAGAGAGCTTTGCGTCGGGTATGGGCAACAGCATCATCGCCGCAGCTATACGCAAGGCCTCTGCTCCGGCGTTTGACCGAGACCCGAACTTTAATGCCAAGCAGACCCTGAGTAGCGATACTCGGGCTAAGCTGTATGCTCCGAATCAGGAAGAGATTGAGTACCTGCACGACTCGGTGTCAGTCGAGGATTACAATTACCGCATGCAGCAAATGCTTGAGCAGCGTGACCGTGACCGCTTAATGGCTGATAATGCAGTGGCCGGGTTCGCGGGTATTCTGGTAGGCGATTCTCCATTCATCCTGGCCCCTGTGTCTGCGGCAGGCATTGCTGGGCGCACCGGCCTGGCCGTACGCTCCGCTATCCGTGCTGCTGACGTAGGTACAGCAATGTATGCCCAGGACCAACTGGGGCAATCTGCCGCGGTCACGGCGCTGATTGCTGGGGTAGCAGGACTGGACCAACTCTGGGATATGTCTAGGGCCGCCAAGGCTGCTGCCAGGGCCCGTACTGGGCGTGAGCCTGCTTTTGACACGGATGCGCCTACAACTCGTACAGCTAGGGACGCTAATGTTACAGGAGTAGGAGAGGGGGAGGATATCCTCACTAGGGCACTGGATGAGAGTATCCCAGTATCCCGTAATAATACTGCTGCAGTGACTGTGAAGGCACAGCACGTAGTTCAGTTTTTGAAAACATCTACGCACTTGACAGCAGGCCAGAAGGCTATTCTGGATACTCTGGGCGATGCCGTAAACGGCATTGATTTTAAACTGGTGGCCGGTTCAGCAAACCGTAGCCGGTACACCTATTCCCAGAGAGATTTAGCTTTACGTGGAGAGGTATCACTACGCGCACCTAATAGCGCCAACGGCACTACGTGGGAGACGGCTGGGGACGCACTGCGCGCCATGGACGCGGGCACTAGTCGTGTAGCTGTGCATGAGCTGATTCACGCCGCCACCGCGCGCGCCGTTGACAGCAACCCGGAGTTGGCCAAGCGTCTGGAAGACGTACGCGCTGCTGTGGCTGCTGACGCCACGCTGACTGGGCGTATGCGCTATTATGCTAGTGATGTGCACGAGATGCTGGCGGGACTAGGCGACAGCCCGGAGTGGGTGGAGTACCTAGCGCGCACCCAATCTGCTAGCGGTAAGAGCGTACTACGCCAGGTCGGGGAGTACATCATGAACGCTCTGGGCATCAAGGCCAAAGGCTCTGCCTTGGAAGATGTCCTGGATGCGTACGAGGACGCTGTTAAGTGGACCGCTAAGGATTATGCAGACCAAGCCCAGAGCTTCCGTAGTGAAGCGTTCCAGGACCTGGCGGGCAGTACTACCCTAAATGAGGCTAGGGGTGCCCAGGCTATGCTGGATGGTGCTAAGAGTAAATTAGCCACTATGTTCTCCTTGTATGATAACATCGCTCAAGGCAACGAAGACTTGGCTAAACTGCTCGTATCGGATGCTACGGCAGTAGGCGGACGTAAACCGTCAGTAGTAGACTTCAAGCGCAACCTCACCTTAGAGATGGACGCAAGCGCCAGCATAGTAGAAGACGCTATTATCGGTGCGCTGCGGGACCGTGGCGTAGGTATGCTCTCACGGTTCTTCCACCGCCAGTCTTTCCGGACTGCACGTGCTGAGTTAGAGGGCCGTTTAGGTACGTACCTAGACTCCGCGTATAGTGCCGAAGTTCATGGGCGTCCTGTGCCTGTACCTGATGCAGAGATTGCCCCACTGGTAGACGCATACCGCAGGTCCGGGTGGGCGGGTAAGTGGTACGAGCATATGCGCGCCGCTGGTTTGGTTGACGATGGGGCGTTGGTTAAGTCCGACTACTACTTCCCGCGCCAGTATAGCTACGACAAGATGCGTCAAGGTATTATGCAAGGCAACACCCTGGACGATTACCGGGCCCTGTTCCGCTCCGCTCTGCGGGATGTATATCCCAGCATGGAATCCGAAACAGTGCAGCGCGTTGCTAAGGAGATGGTTGACGGTATATACAATGGCCGTGCTGGACAGTCTGGCCCTATGTGGAAGCAGCTGATTAACGGTATGGGCAACGATGAGGTCGTTATGGCTATGCGCAGCGCTGGTGTAGATGAGTCTGCAATCCAGAGCTTCCTAACCGCTAACGTACGCGAATCCGGTAGCACATCCCCTGCGCGGAACCTGCGCCAGCGTACTCGGTTCAACATGGACAAAGAGTATCTGGTGAATGGTAAGAGCATGCGCATGCAGGACCTGATGGATACTGATGTAGCCAAGGTTATGCACGGGTATACTAACCGTATGTCTGGGCGTGTCGGTATGGCCTACGCCGGTGTACAGGACCTGGGGCAGTTGGGTAAGATGATTGATGAATCTAAGCATGCCCTGGCTAATCCAGCCAAGTGGGAGAAGACTGTCAATGATACTATCGACTTTATCCTGGGCGGGGCACCCGCTGATGCGGGGCAGCTTCCGGACCTGCTGCGCGCGGCTGGTAATATGGCGAACGCCACGATGCTCAAGAACTCCGGACTGTACCAGATAACCGACACAGCTCTGGCTATGAAGGAGTTCGGTATGGCCAGGGTACTGCGGAGTATGCGAGATCAACCCTGGTTCAAAGAGGGTTCTGTGGCTATTAATACCCCAGATATGGCATCACGTCTGGATGTTGTGCTCCGTGGTAACATCCAAAGGGATATGCGCTTCCGCTGGTTGAATACGTACGCCGACGATAACCTGGACCTAACCCGTCAGGCCTCTTGGTTCAACGTCACCCAGAACGTTGGGCAGGCTGCACGTCACGTCAACGGCATGAGTATGGTGCACCGGTTGCAGGTTAACCTGAACTCCGGTATTGTGGCGGACGAGCTTACGCAGATGTTCAAGGGTGATGCTGAGGCGTTTAAGCGTCTGGAGCGTTTCGGGCTTACCCGCGACGTTGCGGACCGCGCTATAGCTGCCAACAAGGCTAACCCGGGCGCTATGTTCCAGCCGGACCTGCAAATGCAAGTTGAGGTTGTAGGGACGCGCATGATGGATTATGTAGTGCAGCAGGTGCGTACAGGTGAAACCTCCCACTTCGCGCAGTTCAACCCTATCGGTAAACTTATTGTCGGCTACCAGAGCTTTGCACTGGCGGCCACTAACAAGATTCTCCGCAGAGAGTTGAACGATGCGGGGTGGATTGGTATGGCACACATCATGGCTTACCAGTTCCCATTGATGTTGCTGGCTACTATGGCTAAACGTAGTATGGATGGCAAAGAGGCGGATACTAGCAGACTTATTAGCGAGGCTGCTCTGGGTATGAGCGCTATCGGCGGTATATCCATGCTGTCAGCTGCATTCCTTGGGAACACTCCGAGACACTCCCTAGCGTCAATGAGTTATATCACTGGGGTATTGGGGGCTCTGCAGGGGCTGGCTACAGGGGATTCCGACATTAAGACATTCCTTAGACTGGTACCGTTAATCCAGGAATTCGCACCTACGCGAGCTATAATCAATAACTTCGGAGACGATTAATATGGCATACAGCTGGCAAGAACAAATCAAGCCAGCTGGTACCCAGGATATCCAGTGCGATATTGAGTATTTGGACAAGTCCTATATTCATGTATACCTAGACGGTGCAGAAACCACTGGGTACACCTGGACCAGCTCCACTAATATAAGATTGAATACAGCTCTAGCAACAGACACTACGGTACTGCTTATTCGTAAAACTGAGCGAGAGTACCTGTACATTGAGTTTGCTAGTGGCTCCCCGTTCATTGAAGTGAACGTAGACTCACAAAACACACAGTTCTTGCACTTGTCGCAAGAGCTGGTGGAGGGCAGGGCTATCCCCGGATTCTACGGGGATATAAGTATGAACGGGTACCGTATCACTAACTTAGCGGACCCGACAGACCCACAGGATGCCGCAACCAAGAGTTATGTAGACGTTGGGGATGCTAGACTTAGTGCGCGTATTGATTCAGAGCACGCTGCCTGGGTGTCAGCCGTACAGGTTGAGGCTGCTACACGAAAGGCTGCTGATGATGCTTTGAGTATGCGTACCTCTGCTCTGGAAAATACCTTTATAAGCGGTGTAGAAACGGTGAGCTATCCATGGAGCACTGTTCTTACGGAGGAGACAGACGAGGTAACTCCAGGACTGAAATTCACTAAGGCTATAGTAGAGATTAATGGGGTCGGTCAGATTCGCGGCTACAGTTTCGAGATTGTGGACAATACTATATTGTTTGCCGAGACCCTTCCTGCTGGAACTGTTGTAGCTGCCCGATTAGGTGCTGACGTGACTGCGGGAGACGGTTTCGCTACACAAGCCTCTGTAGACTACTTAGCCGATTCTTTGGGAAGTTTAGCATACCTAGACAAAGCCGAAGCCGTGGCCGACGCAACAGGTGCTGGAGATGTGGTAAATCAACTAAATGCGCTACTGGCGGCGCTACGTACTAGCGGAGTGCTGGCATCATAATAGGAGAATAGTATGGCAGGGGCAGCTAAACGCAGTCGCCTCTCGGAGCTGCACCGCATGTTCACTGAGGCCTTGATTGAAGAAATCAAGCAGTCTAAGGAAGATGAGGTGCCGCTCCCCGCCGCAGATAAATCCGTTATCGCTAAGTTCTTGAAGGACAATGACATCACTGCGGACGCAGATTCCGAGGAGATGCAGGACCTGCGTGACGAATTCGATGACGAACTGGCGGCGCGTAGAGAGGCGCGTAAGAAAGAGATTTTAAACAAGATTAGTGGTTCAGACTCTGAGGACTTACTAGAAGGAATTGTCTAATGGTATCGGTGAAGACTGCGCGAAGACTGCGCATGCTCAACCAGAAACTTACTGGTTATAGTGCGAACCCGCGCAGTATTCCCAAAGAGGAGCGCGAGGACATCGCGATGATGATGGCCGCTGCGCTGAGCGACTTCCGGGAGTTCGCATACATCGGTATGCGCTTCCTGGGCTTTACACTCACGGACATGCAGGCTGACATTGCAGAGTACATGCAGAAGGGCCCTAGGAAGCGCATGGTGGCCGCGCAGCGTGGTGAGGCTAAGTCTACCCTAGCAGCACTGTACGCCGTCTGGAGGCTCATCCAGGACCAATCCTGCCGTATCCTGATTGTGTCCGGTGCCGAGAAGCAGGCATCTGACGTGGCGAACTTAATCATTCGTATGCTGGAAACCTGGCCGCTGCTGTGCTACTTGAAGGCTGACCCTACTCGTGGGGACCGTACTTCATTCGAAGGCTATGATGTCAACTGCGACCTGAAACCGCTGGATAAATCCGCCAGCGTAGCCTGTGTAGGTATCACTGCATCCTTGCAGGGGAAGCGCGCGGACTTGCTGATTCCAGACGACATTGAGACCACCAAGAACGGCTTAACGCAAACCCAGCGTGAGCAGCTGCTGATGATTTCTAAAGACTTCGCAGCTATCTGTACGCACGGGGATACGCTGTACCTGGGTACACCGCAGACCAAGGACAGTATCTATAAAACCCTGCCGGGACGTGGCTTCGAGGTCCGCGTGTGGCCGGGGCGCATTCCGTCTGTTGAAATGGAAGAGCGATATGGAAGTACACTTGCTCCTTATATACTGGAGCTCATTGAGCGCGGCTATAAACGCACCGGCTTCGGCGTCGATGGGACGCTAGGCGAGAGCACTGACACCGGGCGCTACGACGAGGATGCACTGATTGAGAAGGAGCTGGACTTCGGTCCGGAAGGCTTCCAGCTGCAGTACATGCTCGACACCACCCTGTCCGACCAGATGCGTACGCGTATCAAGCTTTCGGATATGCTGGTTTACTCTGGCAGCCAGGACTCCTCCCCGGAGACGTTCTCCTACATTGCGGACCGCCGGTACCTGTACCAGCACGAGCATGAGGGGATTATGGGTCAGCAGATGTACTTTCCGGCATTCTACGGGGACATGCACCTGCCGTACCAGCATAAGGTGCTGGTGGTGGACCCGGCTGGCTGTGGTGGGGACGAAGTTTCCTACGCTGCAGGCGGTGCTGCGAACTCGTACATCCACCTATTCTCCGTGGGCGGCTTCCAAGGGGGTATCAGCGAAGAGAACATTGATAAACTGATTGACCTGTGCGTAGAGTTAGACATCTCGGATATGGTGGTGGAGAGCAACATGGGTCACGGCACCGTGTCTATGCTTATCCTGAACCGGTTACGGGAGCGACGTCTCGCGGGTATCGGTGTACGGGACCTGAACAACTCCACGCAGAAAGAGCGTCGTATCATCGACACAATCAGCCCAGTTACTCGTCGGCACCGCCTGGTGGTGCATGAGCGTGCTATTCACGACGACATCAGCACCTGTATGGCGTACTCCCGCGATAGACGTTGGCTGTACTCTGCGTTCGCGCAGTTGTCCGGCATCACGTATGACCGCGGTAGTCTGGCTAAGGATGACCGAGCAGACGCAATCGCCATGATGGTGGCTACGCTGAACGGGCACCTGGTGGAAGATGAGAAAGTGGTGGCTGAGCGTGAGTCTGAGAAGATGGCTCGGGCCTTCATTGAGAACCCGCTGGATTGGGCACAGAGCAAAGTGTCTAAGGGCCTTCGGGGTGTAGCTGCTCGGCTGCATAACCGCGGCAGAGGTAAACAACATAGAGGAAGAAGATAATGGCATCAATAATCGCGGCTAAAACTGCGGACGTACAGTACGCCATTGTAGGCACGTGTCAGAACCTGGAGAAGCAGGTGCAGCCGGACTACAATGTAGGCTTCATAGGTACGACCGCCCTGACTAAGCTGAATGCGTTCTTCACGTACATGCAGTCCAAGGGTTATACGGCTACCCGTGCCGGTACAGCCTTCAAGGATGATGGTACGCTGCAGGCGCGCCTATTCAGCATGCTGTCGCAGCTCTCTAAGACCGGCTACGTCGCCCTTACGGGTACAGGTATGACGCTCGGCGAGGGTTCCGGCACAGCATTTGATGATTCGTTCACTGCACTGCAGAGTGCGTTCGTAGCCGCCACTGACGCGGCAGAATAAGGAGAGTATACATGGCAATTGCAAAAGCAACCCCAGCGCAACAGCAGGAGCTGCTGCGTCAGCTGAACATTCTCGGTAAGGACCTGTACGCAATCCTTACGCAGCCGCAGAACGTGGCCCAGACTGGTGCTGCCTTCGACACCAAGATTGCTGCGCTTGAAGCCGCGGTAGCCGCAGTGAAGGCCGCCAGCTAATGCGTAAACTGGTCGCTGGGTTACTGCTCGCGGTTACTCTGACTGGTTGCTCGGCGACCTCTGCACTCACCGGCTTAGTTGGCTCTAAGCCGGATGTATCTGCTCAGGTCGGTGCCGAAAACACCAAGCAAACCGTTGGCCTGAACAACAAGGTGGACTCCAGCACCGCCAACAAAACCGATGTATCAGATTCTAACGTAGGCACTTTGGACACGTCCAGTAAGAAGCAGGTGCAAACTATTAGCACCGGGACAATCCAGGCAGAGCGCCTGCAGGTGGTTAACAATGATAGTTACAGTCTTATCCTCGCCGGATTAGCTGGGGCCAGTATTCCTCTGGTCTTCCTAGTGGTCATTCTGGTGATTCGTAAGCTGTTCAGGAAGAAGGGGCAGCAGGATGATTAAGGTGGGAGACGTGGTTGGGGCAGACCTCGCTACCCGGGCAGGTGCAGCAGTTACCGGCGCTACGGTATCAGGAGGTTGGTTGGCAGAGTTAATGAGCTGGAACTGGAGCACTATCAGCTTCATCACTGCGACGGTGTGCGCGGTGCTAACCCTGGCGTGGAATGCGTATTACAAGCGACGTACATTCAAGCTCCTAGAGGAGCAGGCACGTAAGGGGACTATTAAATATGAGTTTAAGGACTAAGGTTATTGCGGCCCTCACGGGGGCCACTATGCTTGGCGGCGCTATTACTGGGGTAATCCGGCACAACGAAGGGTTGAGCCTGACCGCGTACAAGGATAGCGCAGGTGTCCCCACTATCTGCTACGGCGAGACAAAGGGCGTCAAGATGGGCCAGAGAGCCACGCTGAGCGATTGTCAGAAGCAACTGATACAGTCAGCAGGGGAACACGCAAAGGCCCTTGACGGGCTTCCTATGCAGCTCTCTGATGTAGCTCTGGTTGGGTCTATAGACTTCATTTATAATGTAGGCGTAGCTGGCTTCAACGGTAGTGCCGTGAAGCGGCATCTCAAAAGCCTGAATTACGCAGCAGCTGGAAAGGCAGTACTGGACTGGCGCTATATTAGCAAGTACCAGCAGAAGTCCCCCGGCACTGGCTGGGTGTACAAGGGCAGCAACCGCTGGACCTTCGACTGCTCCCAGTATATTAACGGGCAGCGCAATAAAGTGTGCTGGGGCCTGTGGGAGCGTAGGCAGTGGCAGAGCAAGGCCATTGGGAATCAGTATAAGAATGTAAATGCTGCGGTGACAGCTCTCACTAAGACCGGAGGATAAATGGCATTAATTAGATTAGTAGCTCCCGAGCGGGTGTTCTCCGACTTGGCGAGCATGGTAGCATATCCAAACTTTCAGGTGCAGGACAAGATTATCCTACTGGGCAGTGGTGGTGGGGATTTCACCTTTACTACTACTGCGTCGGTAGTGGATAACGGAACTGTGTTTGCTGTACCCGGTGGGTACCTGCTTCGTAAATTCGTGGGCCCAGCATACAGCTCCTGGTTCAGTAACTGGGCGGGCATAGTCACGTTCATGAGCGCGCCTAATAGGCACCTGGTTGTGGACACGGTCCTGCAGGCCACGAGTGTGCTCAACATCAAAAGCAACTCTACGCTAGAGTTTACCGATACCGGAAGAATCCTGCCGGATGCTGCGGTTGCGCGTCAGGTGCTTAATATTATCGGCTCGGCACCCTCGGCGTTCGTGCCGTTAGCAGCGGATGCCGCGGCGGGCAGCAAAGTCATTACGGTGGCTGCTGGGGCTTTGTCTGTGGTAAAAGGTACGTACTTGTATCTTCGCTCTAACAAGCTGTGTGACGGCGGGCCTAACACGTACGGGGTAAAGATTTCCCAGATTAGGAAAGTGGTAGGTGTTAGCACCTCCAGTGGCGTCACCAGTATTCGGCTGGATAAAGCGCTGCACTATAACTACTACCTATCTGATGCTGCGGAAGTAGGTATCCCGACAATGGTGGAGAACGTAACCTTAGTATCCCCGTACATCAATGAGTTCGGCTACGACGACTTGAACCGGTTCTTTACTAGCGGTATCTCTGCCAACTTTGCCGCGGACTTGCACATCCAGGACGGGGTTATTATTGGCAACAAACGCCCGGGGGCCTCTGACATAGAGGGACGTAGTGCTATTAAGTTCAACAATTGCGTAGACAGTACCGTTAAGGGTACGTACTTCTACAACATTGGATGGTACGGGGTAGAGGTGCTCGGCTGCTCCGAGGATACGGAAGTACACGATATCCACGCTATGGACGTACGCCACGCAATCTCTCTAAACTGGCAGAGTACTGCAGATGGGGACAAATGGGGAGAGCCTATCGAGTTCTTAGGCGTTAACTGCGAAGCCTACAACACAACCCAGGCTGGGTTTGATACTCACGACATTGGTAAGCGTGTGAAGTTCGTTCGCTGCGTTTCGTACGACAGTGCTGACGATGGTTTCCAGGCGCGTACTAACGGGGTAGAGTACTTGAATTGTCGAGCTTACCGTGCAGCCTTTGATGGGTTCGCCTCCAACACCGGTGTAGGCTTCCCTATCTATAGAGAGTGCTTAGCTTATGACAACGTACGCTCTGGCTTTAACTGTTCGTACGGTGGTGGCTACGTTTATGACTGTGAGGCTCACGGTAGCCGGAACGGTGTCCGCACCAACGGAGGTTGTGTTAAAGGCGGTAGGTACACTCGCAACTCCAGCTCTCACATCTTCGTCACTAAGGATGTAGCTGAGACAGCGCAGACGTCCCTGGAGATTGATGGCGTGAGCATGCGCTACTATGGTACCGGAAGAGCTGTGTACTTCCACGGCACTATGGGCATTGACCCTACCCTGGTATCTATGTCCAATAACGACATGACCGGTCACGGCCTGTTCTGGGCATTACTGAGCGGCTACACTGTTCAACCTACGCCTCCGCGCATGTCCAAGAACTTACTGGATGATACAGGTATCCGTGGAGTGGCAACGCTGGTTGCTGGTGAGGCTACTGTCAACGCCCGAGTACGTGGGAACTTTGGCAGCGTAGCTAACTCCTTCAAGTGGGTGTCTGAGGTTAAGTTGACGCGGTTGACCTTTCCCTCTAGTGCTGGGGCCTTGACGGTTACTAGCGTAGCACAGAACCAGGATGTGCCTACACCTAATCCGGACCTAAACAGCTTCGTGATTAGGAGCAGTAACGCAGCGGACGTATCCCAGGTAGCCTGGGAGGTGTATCTCTAAGTAGCTCCCTGGGGTATCTCTACGGTATCCCGGGGCACTCCTGGGGCACTCCTGGGGTGCACGTCTATACCTGGACCTGAAATTTATTAGACTCACGCGAGCCCCTCCCTCACCCTCAACGCGCCCAATTGCCCCCATAGGGGGTGCCTAGCGTCAATTTAGGGGGGGGGGCACTGCTAGGGCCTACTAGGGCGCACCAGCGGGCCTCAGCGGCTCTCTGCGCTGCGTTGGGGCTATCGCTAGTGCTACCCTATGGCTATCTCTGTGCGTGGCACTACGTGGCTCCTGTGCGCTCTACGTGGCACTAGGGATAGCCCTATGCGCTCTCTGTGGGCCGTAGGGGTGCGCTC